TCAAACCGCCTGACCAACCCAGATCGCGCGACCAATGAGGCGCAGCGCGTCCTCATCGGCCGGCCCTATTTCCTCGGGCGGATAGGCCGTGTTGTCGCTGATCACCTGGAGCGAGCGCAAGCCGCGACGCAGCCGCTTCAGGCGCAGTTCGTCGCCGAGCGCGAACGCCCAGATTCCGTCGGAAAAGCGCAGGTCGCGCCCATCGACCAGGACGGCCGCCCCATCGCGGATCGTCGGCTCCATCGAATCGCCGCGGTTGTCGAGGACGAAGAGGCCGTTGCCGTCCGGCGCGCCCACCTTGACCAACCAGTCGCGCGAGAACACGAGCGGATCGCGCTCCTCGGCCCGCTCCAGCCATGATCCAGGACCCGCGGACAGGTGCACGGCATAGCGCGTGATGCGCACGAGCTCATGGCCGATCGGGTCCGGAACCCCTTCGCCCGTCGCAAGCCACTCGGCGTCGACCTTCAGCCCTTTCGCGAGGCTGAAAAGCGTCTGAGCGCTCGGGGCCTTTCCTCTGAGATTTCCTTGAATCGCGCTGACGCTGACCCCTGTCAGTCGAGCTACCTCAGCGGGACCGCGACCGGACATCGCGAAGCGAAGTCGATCCGGAAACGCGTCTACAGCCCCTTGACCGCTTTCTGCGGCGTCGTTATCCGTTTCTTCGGAACCGGTTGGGCGTTCTGTGGACACTCAAATGCACCCCGAAGACATCAAGGCGGAACTCCGGAAGCGCCACGGCACGCTGAAGGCGTTTGAGGAGGCGCGTGGCTTGCCCCGCCTCAGCACCACCGACGTTCTGCTGGGTCGCGGACGACCGGCGGTCGAAGCGGCGATCGCCCAAGAGCTCAACATGTCGATCGACCTCGTTTTTCCGTCGCGCCGCGGTCGGCGGCGCGGCCGTCCCGCATCCGTGAAGACGGACTTTAAGCGCGCCCGGCCGGCGCGTCATCGTCAAAATCAGCCTCCCGTTTCGACAGGGGCCGGACGTTGAGCGTGGCGTTGAACGCCGAGCGGCTGCTGGCGCATTGCGCGGCCCGGGCGCTGCAGCTGGGGCATTTGTTGGCGCGCGCGCACGGGCGGGCGGCGGCGTGGTACGCCGGCGTCGACCGGCTGGGCGCGGAAGCCGCCCAGCGCGCCGCGATCGACGCGACGCACGAGGGCCATGTGGCGTGCCTGACGGCGCGCCAGGAATGGCTGGACGCGTTCGCGGTCGCCGCCCTTGAAGACGCGGCGGCGGCCTGCATGGGCGCGGCGGAATGCGTCGACGTCCACACCGCCTGGGCGCGCACGGAAACGGATCCGGCGGCGGCGACCCTGATGCTGGCCAAAGCCGACGAGGCGGCCCGCGCGCTGCGGGCGGCCGACGCGCCCGCGCCCCTCGACCTCTTCAAAACCTCGGAGACCCCCGATGCTGCGTGACGCGTGCGCCTGGGCGACGATCTGCCTGATCGTCGCGATGATCTGGAGCCTGCCGCTGTGACGGGCGTGGCGTTCGATCGCGACGTCGTGCCGATCGCCGAGATCGGCGCGGGCGACCGTCTGCGGCCCGTCGACGAGGCCGCCGTCGCCGCGATGATGGCGAGCCTCCAGGCCGAGGGGTTGATGCAGCCGATCGGCGTGATCTGGGAGGGCGCGCGCGCGTCGATCCATGAGGCGGCGCCCTACACGCTCGCGTGGGGGCTGCACCGGCTCGAAGCCGCGCGGCGGCTCGGCTGGACGGAGATCGAGGCGTCGGTGGTGCGGCGCAGCGCGCTCGCGCCCGGCGAGGCGGTCGCGCTGGAGGCGATGGAGAACCTCTCGCGCGCAGACCTCGCGCCCTATGACCGGGCGGTGGCGGTGGCTGCGCTGCGCGACGCGATGAAGACCTCGGCGAAGGGCGCGCGGTCGGTCGGCGGGTTCGAGGAAAGTGCAAACTTTGCACTTTCCGCGACCATCGAAACGCTGGCCGAGCGGCTGGGGCGCAGCGTTCGCAGCGTGAAGTACGACTTGGACCTCGCGGCCATCCTGCACCCCGCCACCGCCGCCGTGATGCGCGGGCGCGATGGATGGGACACGGCGACCGTCGTCGCCGCGTGCGCCCGCCTCGAGGCCGCCGACCTCATCGCGTGGCTGGACGCCAATCCCGAGGGCGGCTTGCGGGACGCCTTGGGCGCGCTTTCGGCGCGCTCGACCGTCGCGTCCGATTTCTCGAAGCGATCGACGCTCGCTTTCGGCCGGATCAAAGACCCAAAGGTTCGGGTCGAGACAGCGCTGGCAATCGTCCAGTCGCTGACCGCGCGCGAGCGGTTCGAGCTCCTCGGGCATTTGAAGCCGGAGGCGATCGATGACGCGGCGTGAGCGCGAAGGCGCGCGCGCATGAGCACGCTCGCCAACCTTCAGGCGCTGCGGGCGCAGGGCCTCAGCCACGCCGAGATCGCGGCGGCGACGGGCCTGACGCGCAGCACGGTGCTGGGCCGTCTGTGGCGGGCCGCGCGCAAGGCCGCGCGGGCGACCCGGCGCGACGAGGGAACGTCGCCGCCCCTCACGCCCGCCCAGATCGACGCGCTGGTGTGGGCGCGCGTCGCGGCCCGCCGCGCCGCCCTGGGCCGCACCGGCGCGCCCTGGTGGCGGGAGGCCGGCCGATGAGCCGCCCGTCCAAGCGCCGCGCGGTCGAGGATCCGCGCCAGACCGCCTTCACCTTCGATGTGGCGCCCGTGGTCGACACGTCGCCCGGCGCGCTCGCCGGGCTTGATCGGCGCATCTCCGGCTTCGTCAGCCGGGTGTTGAAGGAATATCCGCGGCCGCGCGAGGTCGCGGCCGCCGAGATGAGCGCGCTTCTGGCCGAAGACGTCTCGAAGGCGATGCTGGATCAGTACGCCGCGCCTTCGGCGGAGGCCCACAACATCAGCGCGGCGCGCCTTCTGGCGCTCCTGGCGGCGGTGGGCCGTCCCGACCTCTTGGACACGCTGACGCAGGCGATCGGCGCGCGCGTCCTTTGCGGCGACGAGTTCTGGGCGGCGCGGCTTGGCAGCCTCGAGGCCCAGAAGCGAAACCTCGAAGCCGAGATCCGCACGGCCCGCCTGCGCGCCGTCCCGATTCGAGGGACGCGCGCATGAGCTGGATGAGCGCGGCCGAGATCGCGGCGGCGAAGCTGCCATGCTTGCCCCAGACCAAGCAGGGCGTCATCGCCATCGCGCTGCGCGAAGGCTGGGCGACGCGGCGCGACCGGCGCGGCCGGCCGCTGCACCGCGAGCGGGCCGGGCGCGGCGGCGGGCGGGAATGGCACGTGGGGGTGCTGCCCGGCCCCGCGCAGCTGGAGCTGGCCAAGCGGGCCGCGGCGGCGGGCCGGCTGGCCGGCGCGCCGGTGGAGGCGCTGTTGAAGCCCGCGGCGGAGGCGACGCCCGCCTTGGCGCCGACGCGCCCGAGCGAGGCCGAGGAGGCGGCGTGGGAAGCCTTCCTGCGCTTGCCCGCCAAGACGCGCGGGGAGGCGCAGCGCCGACTTCAGGTGCTGGCCGAGGTGGCGATCTTCACCCCGACGCTGGGCCGGGACGGCGCGGTCCGGCACGTCGCGGCCACGAGCGAGCCCCGGATCGCGCCCTCGACGATCTGGACCTGGATCGAGCGGACGCGGGGCCTTGCCGCCCACATGCGCATCACGGCGCTGGCGGACCGGCCGAAGGGGCGGCCGGCGCGCGCCCCGATCGACGCGCGGGCGTTCGACCTCTTCAAGAGCGACTGGCTGCGCACGAGCCAGCCGACCTATCAGCAGAGCTTCCGCGCCGTCCAGGCGGTGGCGGCCAAGCAGGGGTGGCCGGTTCCCGCGCTCAAGACGATGGTCCGGCGCCTGCACGAGGAGGTGCCCGCCCGCACGATTTTGCTGGCGCGCCTCGGCCCGAAGGCGCTCGCGGCGAGCTTTCCCCATCAGACGCGCGACCGGACCGCCTTCAAGGCGATGGAGCACGTGTGCGCGGACGGGCACAAATGGGATTTCTGGGTCACGCACCCGACCACGGGCAAGCCCGTGCGCCCGATCTCGATCGTCTGGCAGGACCTCTATTCCAACAAGATCCTGTCGATCCGCCACGGCGTCGGCGAAGGGGCCCATCTGGTGCAGCTCGCGCTGCACGACATGGTGCGCGACCACGGGGCGCCCGATCACGCCTGGCTCGACAACGGGCGCGGCTTCGCGGCCAAGGGGATCACGGGCGGGGCGTCGCATCGGCACCGGTTCAAGCCCAAGGCGGACGATCCCGAAGGCCTGCTCGTGCAGCTGGGCGTCGAGGTCCATTGGTCGACGGTCGCGCATGGTCAGGCCAAGCCGATCGAGCGGGCGTTCGGCGATTTCGCGCGCGACATCAGCCGGCACTCGGCCTTCGAAGGGGCCTACACGGGCAATCGGCCGGACCGGAAGCCCGAAGGCGCGAGCCCGGCCAAAGCGGTCGACTGGGAGACCTTCGAGCGGATCGTCGCGGAAGGCGTGGCCGCGCACAATGCGCGCGCCGGCCGACGCACGGCGGTGTGCGGGGGCACGCTGTCGTTCGACGCGGCCTTCGAAGCGTCCTTCGCCACGCGCCTCGCCGCGATCCCGACCGCGGCCCAGCTGCGCGCCATGCTGCTGGCGGCCGAGCCGGTCACCGTGCGCCGCCCCGACGGGTCGGTGTTCCTGGCCGGCAATCGCTATTGGGCGGAGCCCTTGGCCTGTCGCATGGGCGAAAAGGTCGTGCTGCGCGCCGATCCCGACGCGCTGTGGGAGCCGGTGTCGGTCCACGCGCTCGACGGGGCGTGGATCTGCGACGCCGAATGCGTCGAGGCGACCGGCTTCGCCGATCAAGCGGCCGCGCGGCGTCACGCCCAGGCCAAGCGCGCCCTCATCAAGGCGACCAAGGCCCATCTGGAGGCGACCCGCCCGCATGCGCCGAGCGAAGTGGCCGCCATCGTGCTGGCCGATCCCCTCGATTTGCCCGAACCGCCCAAGCCCGCGGCCCGGCGTCTCGCCACGGGGCTGGCGGCCGCCGCGCCGCGCCCGGCCGCCGTCGCCGAGCATGACGCCCTCCTCGATTTCTACGCGGCCCACACCGAGCGCGCCTCGCGCGCGCACCTGCGCCTCGTGTCCGACCTCCCGGCGGGATCGCTTCCCCCGGGCGACCCCGCCGCCGGGTGAGCGGCCAACAAAAAGCCCCGCCGGATGACCGGCAGGGCGGAAGGAGATGGAGTTCATGAATACCTTGACCATCGTGAGCGACGCAAGCCCGGTCGACGTCGACGCGATCCGCGCGGCCGTGCTCGAGGCGCTCAAGACCGACGGGTTGACGCGCAAGCAGATCGCGCTGGAGGCCGGGGTCCCCGAGGGCACGTTCGGGCCGTTCCTCGCCGGCAGTTACGCGGGCGACAACGAACGCGTCGCCCGTCAGGCGGGCCGCTGGCTCGACCTGCGCGCCGAACGGCGGTCGCAGGCCGAGGTCATGCCGAGCGCGCCCACGTGGCAGGAGACGCCGACCGCGCGGCGGATCATGGGGATGCTGTCGCGCGCCCAGACCACCGGCGATCTGGTCGTGATCGGCGCGGGGCCGGGCGTCGGCAAGACGGCGACGTGCGGCCATTATCGCGCGACGCGGCCCAACGTCTGGGTGGCCGCGATGCGCCCCTCGACCCGGGGCGTCAACACTTGCCTGGTCGCGGTTCTGACCGCCATGGGCGAGGTCGCGGCCAAGGGGACGCCCCAGGCGCTGGCCGACCGGATCATCCAGAAGGTCCAAGGGGCGGGCGCGCTGCTCATCATCGACGAGGCCCAGCAACTCTCGGTCCAGGCGGTCGAGGAGCTGCGCGCGATACACGACATCACCGGCTGCGGCCTCGCGTTCGTCGGCGACGAGCGACTGTGGACGATCTTCGGCGGGTCACGATCAGGGGAATACGCCCAGCTTTCTTCGCGCATCGGTTTCCGGCTGCGGCAGACCCGCCCCGTGCCGGACGACGCCGCGATCGTCGCCCGCGCGCACGGGATCGAGGACCCCCGCGTCATCGCGCTCGCGACGGAAATCGCGAGCAAGCCGGGGGCTCTGCGCGGCCTCACCAAGGTGTTGCTCATCGCGCGGCAGACCGCGGCGCTGTCGCGCGAGCCCATCACCGAACGCTCGGTCCGCGCCGCCTGGTCGATGCTGGCGCCCGATCAGGCCGGCCCCGCCGGCGCCCAGGCGTGAGGAGGCGGTCATGAACTCCATCGCTCAAACCGAAGGCGAGCTGCGGGCCATGGCCGAGCGTCTCGACGACCACGTCAGCGCCCTCTCCAGCGCGGAAGGGTGCAAGACCTTGGACGTGCTCGACGCGCTCGTGATGATGGAGCGGCTCTGCCAGGCCGCGGACTTCCTGCAATCGGCGTCGCGCGCGCTCGGGTTCCTCAGCACGCAGGGACGGCGCGCCCGCGAGACAGCGGGTCCGACCCTGGTCGTGGACAACACCGCGACCCTCGTTCCGACCTCGGGAGATGCGGCATGATCGCGTGGCTCCTGATCGCCGGACCGCTGGTCGCCGCCGCCGGCCTGCTGGCCGCGATGGCCGCGGCGCGCATCGCGGACCGGGCCGAGGCCGAATGCCGCTGGGCGGACGCGCTGACCGCCCAAGGGTTCGGCGCCGTGGCGCTGTGGGGCGGATCCTTGGGCGGCGGAACGCTTCTGGCCGTCGGCCTGTTCACGGCGGCGCTGTCATGAGCGCGCTCGTCCTGCATTCCTGCGAGGGGCCGCTGGCGCCGGACGACGTCGCGCCCCGTCTGACCGTGCCCGACGTGCTGGCCGCGGTGTGCGACGTCTGGGCGGTGGCGCCCGCCGCCGTGCTCGCGCGGCGCGTGCGAACGGGCGGCGTCGGCCGGGCGCGCGAAGCGGCCTGCCTGCTTGCGGCCGACCTGCTGGGGCGGTCGACCACGCAGATCGGCCGGGCGATGGGCGGGCGGGATCACACGACGATCGGCCACGCCCTGGCCCAGGCGCGCGCGCGGACGCTGGATCCGCATCAGGACGCGTGGCGCGAGCGCCTGCACCTGTCGGCGATGCGGCTGGGCCGCGCATGGCCGCCCGCGTCTCCGCCTCTGGCTTCGGAAGGGAGGGCGGCATGAGCGAGATCGTGCCCTTCCCCGGCGGCGCGCCCATGAATCTCGTCGCCCAAGCCGTCGAGCATGACGAGGCGCGTCGGGCGGCGCTCGACGGCGCGCTTCAAACCGGCCTCGCGACCCTTGGGGACGCGGAAGCCGCCTTGCGCGCGATCGCGCGCGCCGACGCCGCGGTCCCGCCCGCCGCGATCCACCAATTGGGCGTGGCCTTGGCCGCGCTCGAAAGCGCGCGCCGCGCCGCCCAGTCGGCCGGCCGCTCCATTCAAGCCCCGCAAAGGAGACAGGATTGACCCACGCAGAAGACATTTCGGCGGACGGCCGTTCGGGCGTGCGCCCGGCGACCCTGCCCGGCGGCGTCGAGACGATCGGCGCCAAGGTCTATTGGCGCGACGCGCGCGGCGCGCTGGTGCCGGCCGAGCTCGTGAAGGCGCAGGATCAGCTGCAGGACGAGGTCGTGCGCAAGGTGATGGGCTACGCGGTCGCGCTGTCGGAACAGATCGCCCGCTTCCGCGGCCACACGTTCGAGGATTTGAACGGGTTCCAAAGCCTGCTCGACCAGCATTACGGCGGCAAGGCCGGCGGCAAGAAGGGCAACGTGTCCTTCGTCTCCTACGACGGCACGCTCAAAGTGCAGGTCCAGATCGCCGATCAGCTTTCGTTCGGCCCCGAGCTGCAGGCGGCCAAGAAGCAGATCGACGCGTGCCTCACCGAATGGGGCGCGGAAAGCCACGAAGTCATCCGCGCGCTCGTCAACCGCGTGTTCAACGTCGACAAGGAAGGCGAGGTCGACCGCTCCGCCCTCTTCGAGCTTTTGCGGCTCGAAGTCGAAGACGAGCGGTGGCTCTCGGCCATGGCGGCGGTGCGCGATTCGATCCGCGTGATCGGGTCGAAGGAATACGTCCGCTTCTACCGCCGCGACCGGGTCGAGGATGCGTGGCGCGCGGTCACGATCGACATCGCCTCGGCCGGCGCCGGCGCGGGGGGCGGGCGATGAGCGCGCCCGACGTCGATCCGACCGCGACCGTCGCGGCGGTGCTGGCCAAACTCGTCGAGCAGGCGATGGGCGTCCTTGACGATCTGGGCGAGGACATCGTCATCGATCTGACCCTGGTCGAGTTCGGACCGTCGGCGGCGTTCCATCCGGGCATGAGCGCGTCGGAGATCGTCGGCCTCGCCGTCGATCTCATGAAGCGCACGTGGCCGGAGCGGTTCGGCGCCGCCGCCGCCGGGGGCGCGTCATGATCGGCGAGGCGCGCCCGATGGCGGCGGGCGAGCCCGCCTTGCTGCAGGAGGCCTTCGCGCTCGAGGCCTGGCACGGGGCGGCGCTGTCGGCGCACGAGCGCGCGATGATCCATGATCTGGCGGCCCGCTTCATCGCCATGGGCTCGGCCATGCGCGTGACGGCCGACGAGATCGCCACGCTCGAAGAGGCGGCGCGCGCCTTGCGGGCCGCGGACGCGGCCTTCGAGGCCGGGCCGCCGCCGGTCGTCGTGCGGAGCCGCGCATGAGCGGGCTCGACGCCCAACTGGTGGCCCGCGCCCTGGTCGCGGCGGCGCGCGCGCGCGGGTTTCCGCCCGTGCGCCTGCTCGAGGCCGGGATCGCCCACGGGCGGCGCGCGAGCCTGCTCGGCGCCGCCCAAGCCCTCATGCGACACACGGGCTGCACCGCGCGCGTCGCGGCGCGGCTGTGCGCCATCCATCACGACGAAACCGATCTGCGGCGGGCTTTGTCGCCCAGCGCGTGCGCCGCGCGGGCGCCGGATCTGGCGTTCGAAGGGGCGCTCGCCGCCCTCGCGCTTCTCGCCGCGCCGCCGCCGCCCGCCGCCGCCCCCGTCGCCCCGCCGCGCCCGCGCCCGGAGCGACGCGCCGTGCCCGACTGGATGGTTCCGCGCCGCCCCCGCCACGACGACCCGCCCCTGCCCGACCTCATCCCCGAGCAGACCCCGGCCCGCATCGAAGAGGACCGCGCCGCCCGCGCCCTGCGCCGCCAGCAATGGGCCGAGCGCGGGACGGCGCGGCGGCGCGGCAAGATCGACCCGCTCCTGTCTTCGCGCGACGTCGACGCCGACCTGCGCGCGCAGATCGACCGGCTGGTCGAGGCCGGGGCGGTCACCCGCGTGCCCGACGGCCATGCGGCGGGGACGAGCGCGCTTGAAGAACAATTCTGGACGGCCGCGGCCCCGCGCGGGGACGTCGGGAAGGGAGGGCGGCCATGACGCGCCGACGGATCGTCACCACGCCGCGCACCCGCCTGATCGCGTCGATCCACGCGCTCGCCCAGGATCTGGGCCTCGACGAGGACACGCGTCGCGACCTGATGGCGCGCGAGACCGGCCTGCGCTCGGCCGCCGACATGAACGACGGGCAACTGGCCAAGGTCGTCGGCGCGCTCTCGACGATGAAGGGGGCCGCCGGCCGCGACTTCCAGCCCCATGCCGATCCCGGCGTGCGCCTCGTCCACGCGCTGTGGCGGGAAGGGCGCGGCTTGGGCGTCTTCAAGGCGGGCCGGCCCGACGGGTTCGTCGCCGCGCTCGTCGGCATCGACCGCACCGACTGGCTGCACCGCGACCGCGCGGCGCTCGACCGGGTGATCCAGACGCTGCGCGACCGGATCGCGCGCGCGAAAGACGCGGCCAAGGCGGCGCCGGCCAAGGGCGATCCGACGTGAGCCGCCTGCACGTCTCCGACCACGCGCTCGTGCGCTTCCTCGAACGCGGCGCGGGCCTCGACGTCGAGGGCCTGCGTTCGAGCCTGCAGGCCGCGCTGCAGCGCGCGTGCGAGGCGGCCGAGGCGGTGGGCGGCCTCACGTTCAAGGTCGAGGTCGGGGACCTCGTGTTCGTGGTCGTCGACGGCGTCGTGGTGACGATCACGGGGGCTCGGAAGCGGTGACCGACCCGGCCGTCCTGCGCGAGCTCGAAGCCGAATTGAACGCGGCGAGAGGGGCCCATGAGGCTGCCCTCAGGCACGTGCAATGGCTAGGGCTGTCGGGCCGGCCGGGCATCCGGGACGCGCGCAACCGGGTGGCGCGGACCAATCTGGCGGCATTGCGCGCGCAGGACGCGCTCGACCGGGCGCGGCTGGGGATGGGGGCGTGAGGGCGGCGCGGGCCTCGGGCGGGGACGCCGATCCCGGCGAGGGCCTGCCCCAGGTGCTGGCCATGATCGCGCGCGCGGTCGGGCGGGCGGCCGCGCTCGCCTTCGCCGACCGGTTCGGCGGCGGGGCGATCTACGTGCCGAGGCCCGAAGCGATCCGGCAGGACCACGAATGGGCGATCCTGATCGGGTTGGAGGAAGCCCGCCTGCTCGCGATCGCGCTGTCGCCCGGGGAGACGTGGCGGGTGCCGCACGGGCCGCGCGGCGCGTCGGCCATGGCGCGGGCGGAGATCCGCCGCATGCGCGCGGCCGGGGTCACGATCCGCGAGATCGCCCGCACGGTGCGGGTCGACGAGCGCACCGTCTACCGGGAACTCGCCCGGGCGCCGCGCCAGGCGCGGGACGAGGGTCAGGGGGATTTGTTCGGGTGAAGCCGATCAGCATTCACCGGCCCGACAGCGTGATGAAGGCGAGCACCGCGCCGGCACACAGACCGGCGGCAAACGCCAGAAGTCTTTGACGGTTCAGCTCTGCGCGATGCGCCGCTTCCAAGGCCCTGACATTGGCCAGGTGTTCGCGCTCGGCCGACGCCTGCTTTCGAGCTTGAAGATCCATCTCGGCACGATGAGTGGCGTTCTGTTGAAACGCCCTCGTGCGCAGGTCCCGCGCTTCGGCTTCGACGGGATCGACAACATAAGCCCGGGTCGTGATGTCCCCGAAACCCAGCGCTTCCGCGTTCTGCGAATCATACTCGGCCGCGCGCAATGGATTTCGAAGATCGTTCTCAATCGGCCCATGCCATGGCCCGAAGTCATCGTAAGCGCAGTTGCACAATGAACGATCGCAGTCGGGAAGAGGCAATTCTTTGGCCTCGTCAGGGAAGCAAACCCCATTCGCCAGCGGCAGCGCCGCGCGACAACATCCGCGAACATCGATGCGGTATCGAACCAAGCCATTGGAATCCCGCAAGCGCCGCAAAACCGAGGTTTGCATCTCGACATGCAAGGGCCACCAGACGATCGCGCCCGCCGCCGCCGTTGGATCGCGAAGCCCGGCATCGCTGAGGCAAGCCGCGAACCGGTGACCCAGCAGCCCGCCTCGGCCCGACGCGCCGGCGGCCTTTCGCTGATCGAGTGTAAGCGGGTCTCCCCACTCGCGCAGCTTGGTGAGACTGTGCTGGCCGGACCACGCGCGGTTGGCGAAAAACCAGTCGACCACTTCGTCGATGCGGTCCGGCTTGAGCAAGGCAGCCTTCGCGTTCCGCTTGGTCAGAACCTCCGCGAGCATCGCGCGCGCGTCGCCGGCCTCCAGCCGATCCCAGATCGGCACCTCGTTCCACATCCCCGCCTCCTTCTGAAGCGCGACGGACCTTACCCGGCGTTCCGGCCGCGTCCAGCGTCCGGGTCCCCACCGCGCGCGCCGGCTTGATCCCCCAACCCTTGGGCGATGCGCCGAAGCAATTGGGTCTGCTCGGCGAGCTGACCCTCGATCTTGCCGACGAGCCATGTGCCGCCCCCGATCAGGATGCACAGGGCGGCGGGCACCGCGGCGGCGAGCATCGTCAGCCCGCCATAAACGCCACCGGCCGCCACGCCTCTTGCGGCGTTGCCCATCGTCACGGCGAGAACGATGAGCACGACGAAGGCCGCGGCGCCCAGCACGACGAACAATCCGGAAGCGACATTGATGGTCCAACGCATGACTTACCCCCAAGTTTCCGGGCAGGCTATTGGCACGCCGCGCTTCTGGCAATCCACCCCCGGGCCGACGACCTTATCGTGTCCCCTCGGCCCACGGCGGACGTTCCGCGGGCGGCCGCGCCCGTCAACGTTTGCTCAATCGATCCGATGTTGGATGCAGGGTGCCGGTCACTTCGCCACATGCCACAACCGCGCGCGGACTTGTGCAGCCACGCCGCTCCGCGCTAGTCCGAACGGGAAATGGAGGTTGGATGACGTTCAAGCCCGCCAATGACGATCATGCCGTGGTGGATTGCCAGTTCGCGCTGGGCTTCGACCGGCCGTTGACCGTCGCGGAAATGAGCCGGATCCACGATGCGCGACCCCAGTGGACCGATCGACTTCCAGCTCAGGCGATCGTCGATCTCGAGCCCGGGGAAATCGTCGGGCGTCTCCCGCCCGGCACGCCACGGAAAGCCCTAACCTATAGCATCATGCGTCCTGACGGGTCCTTCGTCTGGTCGTTGCGCTGCACGCCGACCGATCTGGTCGTCCTATGCTCGCAGTACACGAGATGGGGGCCGACTTGGCGGACGGCTTTCGACCTCTTGTCCAGGGTCATAGGCTCCATCATCGGCCACGAGAACGCCGCGGACTCGGTCAAGCCGCCGAGACGCTTTCGGTCCGCGGCCCTCTACGTCGAGGACCGGTTTTCCTCCTTCGACGGCGGGGGGCGGACCAATTCCGTTCTCAAAAGCAATGAGTGGATCGGTGACCGGTTGGGCGCCTCCAGCGAACTCTGGCACTGCAACGCCGGTTGGTTTCAGAATCACGAGTCCACCCCCTGCTTGAATCAGCTGAACGTGGCGGTCACACGAGAAGACGAGGCCAAAGCACATCATCTGCAGATCTCGCATTCGCAAGAGCTTCACCTGCTTGCCGACGGCGCGGCCGCCCTTACGATCGATGAGCAAGCTCTTTGCGCGGTCGATCGGTGGATGAACGTCCTCCATCAGTCGAACAAGAGCCTTCTAACCGACCTTCTCACCTCCGAGATGGCCGGAACAATCAAGCTTGGCGGAGATGCGGCATGAGCCTCAGCGCCACCATGGACTTTCGAGCGTTTCGTCGAGAATCGCGCCCCGCGCGCACGACTTGGACAGATGTCGAGGACATGGACCCATCCGACGGCATCTTTGACAGTGACTCGACGATGTTTCAGCCGGTCTCGATGGAGGCGAAAGCGCATGGCATCTTCGCGAACGGCACATTCGGCCAAGCGCGGCCGCGTTCATCGTCTCTAGACCCCGATCTCGGAACCAGCCGCCCATCGCAGGGCTCGGTCGTGCGATCGAAGTCGATTGCAAAGGCAGATCACCTCTCTTCGCTCGTCTTGCGGGCGTCCGACACGCTCTTCGAAACCGTCTTCCAGCTCCTCCTATCCAAGCAATTGGATGCTCCGCGAGACGCCAAGGCCGGCGAGTGGGCGGCTGCGATGCGCGAAATGCAGGAGGCGCTGGAGGCTTGGGACGATGCGGAAGATGGCAGGCGCGCCGATCAGGCGACGGTGAAGCTCGTCGAACACATCATCCCGGTGATTGCCGGAAAAGCGGTTCGCCTGCCCTACATCGACCTGCAAGACGACGGCTCGATCGCCATGCGGTGGAGGAAACGCCACCCAGCGCGCGCGGCCGTGTTTTCCGTCACGGCCACGCGCGTTACGGCGATACTGTCTCAACCCGGTTCGGACCTCGGCTTTGCCCGCTCGATCCAGTTCGATGAACCCAGTTGGCGGCGCATCGATCTCGGACGTGTGGAGAACTTCATCGGCGACACGATGGAGCTTCCGAACTTTCGAGATGTGATCGCCTGAGGAATGTGACCTGGCCCCCTGCAGACTCGAACTTGACCTGAATGCGCCGTTCAGGTCGGCGCACGGACCGGTCGCCGACGAGGAAGTCGTGTGCCGCGGCTTGTACTCGAACCACTTCAAAGGAACGCGGGTTCGACGCAATGCGGCGATCCGAAAGGACGATCTGCGCAACGGGGGTGTCAGTGTCTGGAGACTAGTGGTGGTCGCAGACGTCGCGGCCATGACCGCCAAGCTGGAAAGCGTCAATCCGCAGAATGAACTGCGCCGAACGATATCGTGCACGGCCGCCGAGGTCCGCGCGATCCGGTTCTCTCGCAATTCGAGCCGGTCGGTCTGCCTGGTCGATGACATCCGAACGAGCGACCCCGCGATCCCTAATCCGACGACCGACGAAGCGCACGCGGCGGCGTGTTTCTGTGCCGTCGGCGATCCAACGGAATATGATCAAGTGTTCGAAGATCTGCGCACGCTTTTCTTTCGAGACGTGGAATGAGGTCCCGCCCCCTCCTGACACCCGCCACGCTGAAGCGCGACCATCGCGCATGACATGACCGGCTCGTCCCTTCGGCGAGGCATCCGGCATGGCCCTGACCCATCCAGCACTTGCGACCACGCGCGCGAGCCCCGCCGAAGGGGCGCGACCGGACTGGATCCGGCCGCCGGCGGCGCGCCCGCCGGCGCGCGTTCCACTTCCCGAACCCCGTTTCGTCTATGCCAAGCCCAAGCGCGGGGTGGCGCGCGTCTTCCTGCATTGTTCGGCGAGCGACCGGCCCGAGCATGACGGGGTGGCGACGATGCGTCGCTGGCACATGGACCCGCCGCCGGCGGGCCGGGGCTGGGACGACGTCGGCTATCATTTCTTCATCCGCAAGGACGGGGCCTTGCAGCGGGGGCGACCGCTGGACCGGACGCCGGCCGCACAGGCCAATCACAACACGGGCACGATCGCGATCTGCCTGCACGGTCACGACGCCGACAAGTTCACGCGCGCCCAGTTCGACACGCTCGTCGGCCTCTGTCGCCAGATCGACGCCGCCCACGGCAAGGGCGCCTTGAGCTTCCACGGCCACCGCGAGGTCGCCGCCCGGGCATGCCCGGTCTTTCCCTACGCCAAAGTCCTGAAACTCGACCGGTTCGGTCGTCTGGGAGCCTGACGCCCATGCGCCATTTCAATTTCGCCGCCGCCTTGCTCGTCGTGGCCGTCGCCGTAACCGTCGTCGTCGCCGGCTTCGCGCCCGCGGCCGCGCTCGCCGCCGGCACGGGCGCGCCCGCCGCGCTCACGCTCGCCCCCACGATCGTCGATCTTTCGGCGATCGTGTCCTCGGCCATCCAATTGCTGGGCGCGGTCGCCGCCGCCTTCGTCGGCAAGATGGCCCATGACGCCCATGTGCGGGCCTATCTGGGCCGGATCATCGAACATTCGGTCAAGTTCGCGGTGGAAAGCGTCGAGCATGTCGACTGGACCCGGCTGGACGTGCGCAACGCGCTGGTCGCGGCGGCCGCCAATTACGTGATCCAGTCGGCGCCCAAGGCGCTGCGCACCTTCGGCATCGATCGGAACCGCCTGGAGCGGATGGTGCTGGCGCGCCTGTTCGATCTGGACGGCCGGCCCGGCCGCTGGGATCCGGACGCGGACGGTGACGGGGATGGGGCCGGCGGGCGCGCCTTCGCCGATGTGGCGGCCGATCGCGCGCGGCCCGCCGCGCCGTGAGCGACGGCCTGGTCGTGGAGCCGGCGATCGTCGCGGTCGTGTGCGCGCTGGCTTCGGTGGTGATCGCGGCGTGGTCGGCCAGCCGCGCGGGCCGGTGGCGCGACAGCGACGAAGCTCGCGCCGTGGACGCGCGCCTGGGGAAGCTCGAGATGGATCGCACCGCCAGCGACGGCCGCATCCGCGTGCTCGAAACCCGCGTCGACGGGGAAGTGGTGCGACTGGACGGCCTGATCGACCGGCTGGAGCTGGCGGTCCGCCGCGTCGAAGACATGTCGAGAGGCTCGTGACGTGACCCTGAGCAAGCGCGAGATCTGGCACGGCCATTTGCGGCTGACGCTGCTGCAACTCCTGGCCAAGCTGCCGGGCTTCCGCGCCAACAGTTCGATCCTGAGCGACGCCGCCGACGCCTCGGCCGGCTTCGTGGTGACGCACGATCAGACGCGCACGGAACTGGCGTGGCTCGCCGAACAGGGCCTCGTCACGCTGGACGAACTCGTCCCCGGCCTGTCGATCGCGACCTTGAGCGAGCGCGGCGGGGAAGTGGCGGCCGGCCGCGCCGCCGTGCCGGGCGTCCGACGTCCGTCGCCGGGATCGGGCTGATGGGCCGCCGGGGGTTTGCGACCCGGTTGCCGCGCGAGCTGCGCGAGGAGCTCGACCGGCAGATCGTCGACGGTCGTCTCACGATCACCGAACTCAAGGATTGGCTCGCCGATCGCGGCGTCGACGCTTCGCGCTCGGCGGTCGGCCGACACGTCCAGTCGGTCGAGGAGATCGCCACGGAGATGCGCAAGGCCCGCGAGGTCGCCGGTGCGCTGAAGGTCGAGCTCGGCGATCAGGCCGACGGGACGATCGGACAGGCCCTGATCGAGGTCGCCCAGAACGTCGTCTTCCGCGCCGCGCTGCCGCTGATGCAGGGCCACGAACTGGGGCTCGAAGATCTGCACTTCCTCGCGCGCGCCGCCAAGGATTTGGCGTCGGCCCAGAAGACGGACGCCGATCGCGCCCGCAAGCTGCGCGAAGAGGCGCTTCAAGCCGGCGCGAAGGCGGCCGAAGGCGTGGCCAAGGCCCGGGGCCTGACGGCCGAGACGGTCGCCGAGATCAAGCGCGCCGTCCTCGGCGTGGCCTGAAGCGCGTCGATGACACGCCGCCCGCCGCCCGCCCGCGCCGCCCCGGCGCCCGAGGATCGCGGCGCCGACACCCATCCGGCGGGCATGGCGCCGGCGTTCGCGCTCGCCGCGCCGGAGCTTCCCGACCTTCCCAAGGGCGACTTGCTGCTCGGCTATCAGCAACGCGCGATCGCCGCGATGGCGACCACGGGTCTGCTCGTGATCGAGAAGAGCCGACGCATCGGCCTGACTTGGGGGCTCGCCGCGGCCGCGGCGCTCACGGCGGCGGCGTCGCGCGGGGCCGAGGGCGGGATGGACGTCTGGTACATGGGCACCGAAATGCAGATGGCGCGGGAGTTCATCCGCGACGTCGGCATGTGGGCGCGCGCCTTCGGCCTCGTCTCGGAAGACGAAGGCGAGCGCGTGCTCGACGATTCCGATCAGGACGTGCGCGCCTTCAGCGTCCGGTTCGCCTCGGGCTTCCGGGTCACCGCGATCCCGAGCGTGCCGCGCGCGCTGCGCGGCCGGCAAGGGCTCGTGCTGGTCGACGAGGCCGCCTTCCACGCCGACATCGACGAGGTGCTCAAAGCGGCCATGGCGCTCCTGATCTGGGGCGGCCGCGTCGTCGTGGTCAGCACGCACGACGGGATCGACAATCCGTTCAACGCGCTGATCGAGGAGGTCCGCACCGGACGCCGCGCCGGCCGGGTGATGACCATCACCTGGTCGGACGCGATGGCCGACGGCTTCTACGAACGCGTGATGCTGCGGACCGGCGAGCCCGCGACCCCCGAGGGCAAGATCGCCTGGGAAGCGCGCATCCGCTCCTTCTACACCGAGGAGCAGGCGGCCGAGGAACTCGACGTCATCCCGCGCGCCCATGGCGGCAGCTGGCTCGACCCGACGATGCTGGCGGCGTGCGGTCACCCGGAGGCGGGTCTGCCGATCCATTACGGCGGCGGCCTCACCTACATCGGACGCGACGTGGCGCGCCGGCGCGACTTCTCGGTGATCGCGGCGCTGGAGCTCTGCGGCCCGGTGCTGTGGGAGCGCGAGCGCTATGAGGCGGTCGGCGCGACCTTCGCGCATCAGGACGCGGCGATGGACGCGATGTTCGCCCGCTACCGCGTGGCGCGCGCCAAGATCGACCAGACCGGCATGGGCGAGAAAGTGGTCGAGGACGCCCAGGGCCGTCACGGGTCCCTGCGCGTCGAGGGCGTGCTGTTCAGCGCCCAGCGCAAGCTGTCGCTCGCCACGGCGCTGCGGGCGCGCGTCGAGGCAGGGACGATCCGCATGCGCCTCGACGCCGAGACGCGGCGCGACCTCCTGGCCGTCAAGCGCGCGGGCAAGAGCGCCGGGGCGCTGGCCGAAGGGTCGGTGCACCCCGATCGGTTCTGGGCGCTCGCGCTCGCGTGCGAGGCGGCCGACGAGGGGTTCGTGGATCTGAGCGCCATCCAGACGACGGGGGCGCGGGCCGGCGCGCCGGGCGCGGGCGGCGGCGCGGGCCACGATCCCTGGGCGGGGTTTCAGGGCGCCGGGCTCGACGCGCGGGGGTTCTGATGGGGGGCGGCGTCGTCTCCATCGGCCGCGCTCGCGCCGGGCGCGACGGCTGGGGAAGGCCTTTGGTGACGGCTTCGCCTGACCAAAGGCCTTCGTCGAGCGTGCGAGGGCGATCGGGCCTGTCAAGGACCGGGCTTCGCCCGGCCGCGAAGCGGCGCGCCGGCGGCGCGTCCTTGACTGGCCCGATCGCCCTCGGACCATGGACACGAGGCTTTGCGTGCGGCGCAGCCGTCACCAAAGCCTCTCGTGACCGAAGCCGCGTCGAGAGCCAGCCGCCGACGCGGACCCGCCTGCGGCGCACCCCCGAAAAAATCGCCCGTGGAGGCCGATCGCGGCGAGGCGGACCGGACGGGCGTCGGGAGGCGCGGACCCGGCCTTAAGCGGCCTTATTCGCCATTACGGGGCCATCGCGCCCGCAACCGAGGACGAGCATCATGGGCAGCCGCACGAAAGACGCCGCGACCGGCCAACCGCCCGCCGGAATCATCGCCACGACGGGCAACGGCCGCGACGTGACCGAGTTCTTTCTGGGGCGCCTGCGCCCGCTGCGCGACGCGATCCTGGCGGCCAAGGGCGCGGGGCTCGAGCTCTATGAAGAGGTCCGCCGCGACGACCGGGTGGCGACGGCTTTGCAGCAGCGACGGCTGGCGCTGATCTCCAAGCCCTGGCGCGTCGAGGCGGGCGGGGAGGATGCCGCCAGCGTCGCGGCGGCCGAGGCGCTGCGCGCGGATCTTGAACGCATCGGCTGGGACCGGGTGTGCGAGCGGATGCACTGGGGGGTGTTCTGGGGGCATGCGGTCGCCGAGCTCGTCTGGGAGCCGCGCAGCGACGAATGGGGCACGCGCTGGACGTGGAGCGGGATCAAGGTGCGCAAAGCCCGCCGGTTCCGGGTCGGGACCGACGGGACGCTGCGGCTGATGACGCCGGCGGACCAATTCGAGGGCGAAATCCTGCCGGAGCGGAAGTTCTGGACGTTCACGAGCGGCGAGGACGCCGACGACTATCCCTATGGCATCGGGCTGGCGCACTGGCTCTATTGGCCGGTCTATTTCAAGCGCCACAGCCTGCGCCAATGGGCGCAGGCGGTCGAGAAGTTCGCGAGCCCCACGGCGGTCGGGACGTTCCCGGCCGGCACGTCGGAAGCCGATCAGAAACGACTGCTCGCGGCGCTCAGGGCGCTCCATCAGGATTCGGGGATCGTGGCGCCGGAGGGCGCGTCGATCTCGCTCCTGGAAATGGTGCGGGGCGCGTGGGCCGATCAGGCCGCGCTCTACGCCGCCATGGACCGCGCGATCGCGACCATCATCACCGGCCAGTCGACCACGATCGAGGCGGCGAGCAATCGGGCGCAGACCGAGACGCACAAGGACGTGCGCGACGAGCTGATCCGCGCGGACGCCGACCTCCTCGACGAGAGCTTCCGGGCCGGGCCGGCGACCTGGTGGTGCGCGTGGAACTTCCCGGGCGCGGCGGTGCCGATCATCAAGCGGGATCTGGAGCCCGAAGAGGACGTCAAGCTCGCCGTGGAGATCGACGCGGCGCTCGACAAGATGGGCTGGGCGCTCAGCGAGGAGCGGGTGCGCGAGCGCTACGGCGAGGGGTATGTGCGCAAGGCCGCAGGGCCGGCGCCGGTCGCGCCGATCGCGACCGGTTCCGGGCCGGCGGGCGATGCGGGCGCGAGTTTCGCCGACGAAGAAGCGGCCGATGAGGCGGCCGACGATGACGCCGTGGACGACGCCGACGCCATCGCCGATTTCGCCGAGGTGCTGGGGCGGGCGACGTGGCGCGACGCGGTCGGGCCGGTCGTGCGGGCCGTCGAGCGTCTGGCCCGCCGGGCCTCGTCGCTCGAAGAGGTGCGCGACGGACTGGCGGCATTGGTGGAGAACGGCGTCGATCACGAGCGCTTCGAGACCGATCTGGCGCAGGCGACGCTGCAGGCGCGGCTGGCCGGCCGGCTGAAGCTGCCCTTGGACGGCGGGCGATGAGCGAGCCCCTGTTCGCGCGCCGACCGTCCCGCGAGGCGATCGCGGCGTTCAAGGCCAAGGCCGTCGGCGCGCGGACGCCCTATTTCTCCTGGCGCGATCTGGAGCCCGAAGAGCATGCGACCGCCTTCGTCGTCGCCAAGGCTTTGCGCGCCGACGTGCTGGAGGCGATCCACGCGCTGGTCGAGGAATCGATCGCGCAGGGCCTGACCCGGGATCAGTTCGTCCAGCGCCTCGAACCGCGGCTGCGCGCGCTCGGCTGGTGGGGACGCCGGACGATGACCGACCCGCAGACCGGGGAGGCGATGGAGGTCCAGCTCGGCTCGCCGCGCCGGCTCAAGATCATCTACGACACCAATCTGCGCACCGCCCATGCGGCGGGCCTCTGGCAGCGGATCCAGGACGACAAGGCGCTCTTGCCGTGGCTCGTCTATCGCACGCAGCGCGACGAGCGGGTGCGGGCGAGCCACGCCCGCTTCGACGCGATCGTCGCGCGGGTCGACGACCCGTTCTGGGACACGCACTACCCGCCCAATGGCTGGAACTGCCGGTGCTTCGTCATGCAGATGAGCGACGGCATGCTGGCGTCGCGCGGGCTCAAGCCCTCGCCGCCGACGCAGATCGCGATGGCGCGCGGCGCGCCGACCAAGGTCGAGAACAAACGCACCGGGGTTCTGGAGGAGGCCTGGCCCGGGGTCGACGCGGGCTGGGCCTACAATCCGGGCCAGGCGCGTCTGGCCGCGCTCGACGCGGCGGCGCGGCGACCGCGGGCCTTCGACGCCGACGTCCCCGCCCGGGCGCGTCCCCGCGTCGGCCTCGCCCGCCTTCTGCGCAAAGGGCGCGACGGGGACGCGGCCTCGCTCTCCCTTCTGACGGGGCTCGTCCGGACGGCCCGGCTGGCGACGAGCCTCGGGCGCGGCGGCCTCGAGCGCCTGCGGTTGCGCCTGAGCCACGACGGGGTGGAGGCGCTCGTCGGCGGCATGGCGGTGCAGCGGTCCGGCGACGATCTGGCGATCGCCCATGTCGAGCCCTTGCCGCTTGCGCTGCGCGGCGTGCGCATCGGCCAACGGCTGTATGATCTGGCGAGCTTGCAGGCCGCCGCTCGCGGCGGGCGATTGCTCTCCGGACGTCAGATCAGCGCGTCCGCTCGGCGGGTTTGGGCCGGGTATGCGGCGACGGGGCGGGTGCAAGTCCTCGCGCCCGGGGTCGTGCTCATCGCCGGCGAGTTCGAGTTGGCGCCGGGCTCGCTCATCGAGGTCGAGGGTGATACATGGATTTCGCCCGACCCCATCTTCGCCCTTCACCCGCCGCGAGATCCGTGATGACCGAAATCGCCAGCGCGATCATCCAACCCACGCCCCACACGCCATGGAGCGCGGACGAAATCCAAGCTTATCTTGGCACCCTGCCCGGCGAGATGGGACCATGGTTCTGGCGTGTCCGCGCGATCATGAGCGAGTATGGATACGGTAGCGAGGCCATGCGCATTCGGATGCTCGAAGAGATGCGCACGGTCGATGGTTTGAACGCTTGGGCGGAGAAAGCATTCCCCTGATCGCCGCCTGACACCTGCCACGCTGAAGCGGCTCGATCGGAGCCGGTAGAGGCGGGGCATGACGACGCCCGAGCCCGCCACGTCCCCCTCGTCCGCCACGCGTCTGCCCGTGTTCCGGGCCGGCCGCCATCGCGCGATGGAGGGCCGCGAGGTCAGCTTCGGCGCGGGCGAGCTCGCCGACATCGCCGCGTCCTACGACGCCAGCGCCCACGCCGCCCCGCTGGTCATCGGCCATCCCCGGCTCGACGCGCCCGCCTATGGCTGGGTCGGGGCGCTCAGCGTCGAGGGCGACCGGCTGATCGCCGATTTCTCCGAGATCTCGGAAGCCGCGCGCGACCTGGTCCGCGAGGGCCATTATCGCCATGTCAGCGCGAGCTTCTACGCGCCCGACGCCGCCGCCAATCCGACGCCGGGGCGCTGGCATCTGCGCCACGTCGGCTTGCTCGGGGCGACGCCGCCGGCGGTCAAGGGGCTGGGCGCGGTGTCCTTCTCGACCGCCGACGCCGTCGACGTGGTCACGGTGTCCTTTTCCGAACTCTCCTCGCGGGCGGCCTGGTCCATGGCCGCGCTCGCCCGCTCGGTCGGACGCCTGATGCGGCGCTCGCGCGAACGCGTCGTCGCCGAACAGGGCCTCGAGGCCGCCGATCGCGAGATGCCCGAGTGGGACGTCGCCTCGACCGAGGAAGTCGCCGCGCGCCTGACCGCGGAAGCCGAAGCGCTGGCCGAGGCCGAACGGGCCGCGCCGATCGCGCCCGACCCCTTGTCTTTCGCGGCGCCCGCCGCCCCCTCCAGTCCGGAGCCGTCCATGAGCCCTGAAGAGATCGCCGCAGAGATCGCCGCCCTCCAAGCGGAAAACGCGCGGCTTGCCGCGCAGAACGCTTCGTTCGCCGAGGCCGAGGCCGCCCGCGTGCGGGCCGCGCGCGCCGGCGAAGACCGCGCTTTCGTCGCCGGCCTCGTCACCGCGGGACGATTGCCGCCGGGCCGGGCGAGCGAGGTCGCGAGCTTCCTCGAACGCCTGGACGACGGCGAGGCCGTCTCCTTCTGCGAAGGCGGCGAGCCGCACACCGCGCGCGCCTTCTTCAAGGCCTTGCTCGGCGGCGCCGCCCCCGTGCTGAGCTTCGGTGAAAGCGCGCCGGCCGCCCAGGACCGGCCCGTGCCCGGCGAAGCCGCCGCGATCGCGAAGGCGATCGACGCCAAGATCGCGGCGGCCGCCCAGCGCGGCGAGACCCTGTCCTATGCCGACGCCGTCGGCGAATTCCGCAGCCAAGGAGCCTGATCGATGGCGTTGCCCGGCCTCACCCGCACCTTCCTCACCAGCGCCGGCGCCGTGCCGGCCTGCCGCGTCGTTTCGATCGGCGCCGCCGACAACGAAGCGATCCTCGCGAACGGCTCGGCCGCGCCGCTGCTGGGCGTGAGCGAGCAGGCGCCCGCCGCCCCGCCGATCGGCACGCCGATCGACGTGATCCTGACCGGGGTCGCGACGCTGGAAGCCGGCGCCGCGGTCGGTCGGGGCGCGCCCGTGACGGCCGATGCGACGGGCCGCGGCGTGGCCGCCGCCCCGGCGGCGGGCGTGAACGCGTGGGTGGTCGGTCTCGCGCTCGAGGCCGCCGTCGCCCCCGGCGACCGCATCCGGGTCCTTTTGACCCAATCCCGCATCCAAGGCTGAGGAGCTCCACTCATGACCGCCGCCTTCACCGTCAATCCGGCCCTGACGGGCCTCGCGATCAGCTATCGCAACCCCCGCCTGATCGCCGACAGCGTGCTGCCCCGCGTCCCGGTCGGGACGAAGGAATACAAGTATCACGAGCTGCCGATCGGCGACGCCTTCACGGTCCCCAACACGCTGGTGGGCCGGAAGGGCGCGCCCAATCAGGTCGAGTTCGGCATGGTCGAGCGCAGCGGCATGGTGCGCGACTACGGCCTGGAAGACGCCATCCCGGCCGACGACATCGCCCAGGCCGCGGCGATGCGGGCGCAGGGCGCCAGTTTCGACCCCGAGGCGGTCGCGGTCCAGAATTTGATGGACCTCGTGCTGCTCGATCGCGAGATCCGGGTGGCCGCCCGCGTCTTCGCCGCCGGCACCTATCCGGTCGGCAATCGCGTCGTCTTGGCCGGCGCGAGCCAATGGAGCGACCCGGCGAGCAATCCCATCACGGCGATCGGCGACGCGCTCGACGTGCCCGTCATGCGCCCGAACGTGGCGATCTTCGGCCGGCGCGCCTGGACGCGCACGCGCCGCAATCCCGCGCTCGTCAAGGCGGCCTCGCGCTCGGCCGGCGACAGCGGCCAGGTCACGCGCGAGGAGTTCCGCGACATGTTCGAGCTCGACGAGGTGCTCGTCGGGGAAGGCTTCGTGAACGCGGCCCGGCCGGGTCAGGCCGCGACGCTGGCGCGGGTCTGGGGCAATCATTGCGCCCTCATCCGCCGCGACATGCTGGCGACGACCGCGGGCCAGCGCGCGACGTTCGGCATCACCGCCCAATGGGGCGCGCGCGTCGCGATGACGGAGCCGGACATGAACGTGGGCCTGCGCGGCGGCGTGCTGGTGCGCGCCGGGGAAAGCGTCGACGAGCAGATCACCGCCTCGCGCCTGGGGTTCTTCTTCGAAAACGCCGTCGCCTGAGGAGGCCCCCATGTTCGTGACCCTCTACTCCTACGTCTCGCTCGACGGGGAGACCTATGGACCCGACAGCCCCGCCGGCGACCTCGTCGATCTGGACGAGCCGGTCGCGCGGATGCTGATCGCGCGCGGCGACGCCCGCGCGACGGAGCCGGAGCCGCAGCCGGAGCCGGAGCCGCAGCCGGAGCCGAAGGGCAAGGGCTGACAAGATCCCGCGCGAAATCGGGCGATGAGGGCGGCGGGCCGGTTCGGATCAGCGGCCCGCCGCCGGAGTCCGAGAGTAGGAGGCCCGGCTCGGACCGGGACGACGACGTCGAGAAGAGGCGTGACGGCCCGGAGAGACGGGCGGCCGACCCCGGCCGAGGCGCGCGCGTGTTCGCCTCGGCCGGGGAAGGCCTTTGGTGAGGGCTTCGCCTGACCAAAGGCCTCCTTCGAGCGTGCGAGGGCGATCGGTCGTGTCAAGGACCGGGCTTCACCCGGCCGCGACGCGGCGGCCCTTCGGGCCGTCCTTGACGCGCCCGATCGCCCTCGAACCATCAGACCGGGCTTTGCGTGCGGCACAGCCGTCACCAAAGCCCGTCATGACCGAGGCGGCTCTTGAACGGCCGCCGCCGATGCGGGCGGGATGCCCGCGGCCCCGGAGGCCTCGCATGTCGACCTTCCATCCGCCGCCACCGGTTTTCACCGATGCCGAAATCGCGGCCGACCCGCTGCTCCAGGCGTTCCACTTCGCGCACCTTCCCGAGCGGCTCCAAGCGGTGTCGGAGCCGTTCTGCACGCTCGCCCGCAAGCTGGTCGACGACGTGCCACGCAGCGCCGAGCGCAGCGCCGCGCTCAGAAAGCTGGTCGAGGCCAAGGACTGTGCGGTGCGCGCCGTCGTCTTCGCGGACCGCCGATGACCTACGCCACGCCCGCCGACCTCGAGGCCGCCTTCGGCGCGAGCGAGCTGCGCGCGCTCGCCGATCGCGACCGCGACGGCGCGCCCGATCCCGCCGTGATGACCCGGGCGCTCGAGGACGCGGACGCCGAGATCAATTCCTATCTGGCCGCCCGTTACGCCCTGCCGCTCTCGCCCGTGCCCGCCCAGATCCGCGCGATCGCCTGCGACGTCGCGCGCCATCGGCTCGACGCCCTCAACCCCCGCGACGTCGTGGAGACGCGCTACCGCGCCGCGCTGGCGGCGCTGCGCGACCTGTCGACGGGCAAGGCGACGCTCGGCCAGGCGGGGGCGGCGGCGAGCGATCCGGCCGCGCCCGCGCCACCCACGACGGTGAGTTTCGTCGAAGGCGCGCGCGCGTTCGGCGACGACCGTCTGATCGGGTTCTGAGCGAGGATGTCGATCGCGATCGAAATCGCCTGGGACGGCGCAGGCGCGGACGGCGGGTTCGCGCGACTGGCGCGCCTCGGGGCCGACTTCGCCCCGGTGATGAGCGCGATCGCCGGCGCCATGCTGACGGCAACCCGGGAACGCTTCGCCTCGCGCACCGATCCGGACGGGAATCCCTGGCGACCGAACCGGGCCGGCACCCGGACGCTCTACATGCACGGCCATCTGTTCGGGACGTTGGCGGCGGGCTCGGACGCGCAGACGGCGTGGGTCGGGTCGAACCGGGTCTATGCGGCGGTCCACCAGTTCGGGGCCACGATCCGGCCCAAGACCGCCAAGGCGCTGCATTTCGCGACCGGCGACGGCGGGTTCGCGACCGTCGGATCGGTCACCATTCCCGCCCGCCCTTATCTCGGGTTCGGCGCGGTCGAGCGCGCGGACGCCGCCGGACTGGTCGCGGCCGCCATCAAGGGGGCGCTCGACGGCCGCTCCGCGTCGCCGCCCACCGCCTGAGGAGACGCCCCATGAGCCTCGTGCAGTCCGTCGTCGATCGTCTGGGCGCCCGGTGCGCCGACGGGCCGTCCGCGCCCTTGCACGGGGTCGGCCGCGCGGCGGATCTCATGGCCGCGCGCGGCGAGCTGCGCCGACCGGTCGAGGCGTGGGTCATGGGCTGGGACGTCGAGGCGGCGAGCCCGCGCGCGGCGACCGGGCCGACGCGCCAGCTGGCGCGCGAAAGCGTCATCGTGCTGATCGGGTTCCTGTTCGCCGGCCCCGCCGGCGGCGCGGCCGAGCCCGAGACCGTCGAGGATGCGGTGGTCGAGGCGCTCTTGGGCTGGACGCCGCCCGATCGCGCAGAACCTTTGGCGTTGCGCGGCGCGCGGCTTTTGTCCTTCGACGCGGGCGCGGGCACGCTCTTCCGGCAAGTGGTGTTCGAAACCGCGCGCGCGCGTCGCGACCGCCTGACAAGCGCCACGCTGAAGTCGCCCTCGGGCCGGGCTTAGGACGGGGCGATCGTCACCGCCCCCGGAGCCCGCGCCCATGACCACGCCCGACACCGAGCCCGGCTTCGGCCTCGGCCATCCCGACCCCCCGGCCCGACTGCCCGACGCGGGCGGCGTCTACGCCTACACGCCGGCGAGCGGTCGCCGCGCCGCCAAGCTCGAGGCCGTCGCGGCGATCGAGGGCGCGGCCGAACCGACCGACCCCGACGAACATTCCCCCGAAGTGCCCGCCGAAGAGCCCGCCGACCCGCCGGCGTGACGCCGCGCGCCGCTTGAACCGAGCCGCGCCCCGGGCGCGCGACCCAAGGAGCCGACATGCCGTTTTCCAGCCTTCGCAAGACCGTCCACATGGCCGTCGAGACCGTCTATGGCACCGCGCCGGCGTTCGCGGGCGCGCAGACGTTCGTCGCCGAAAACTTCGAAGTCTCGCCCATGGAGGGCGAGATCGTCGAGCGCAATCCCCATCAGGCGATGCTGGGCGCGAGCCGGCGCAAGGTCGCGCCGCGCTACGCCAGCGTGTCGTTCGACGTGGCCATGGTCGCCCGCGCGGCGGCCGCGACGCCCGCGCCCTATCGCGCCGCCCTGATCGCGGGCGGCTGGGCCGAGACCGTCCAGGCCGGCACGAGCGTCACCTACAATCCGATCTCCTCGGCCTTCGGCTCGGCGGCGATCCTCTACAATCAGGACGGCGAGGCACGCGTCATCCGCGGCATCCGCGGCGGGGTGGGCCTGCGCTTCACCAAGGGCGAGGTTCCCTATCTGCGGTTCGAGGGCTTCGGGCTCTATGCCGCGCGGGCGGCGGCGGCCATGGCCGCGCAGGATTACAGCGGCTGGGGCGAACCCGACCTCGTCGTGTCGGGCACGACCACCTTCGCCGCCGGGGCCTTCACGACCGCCGCGCTCGAAAGCTTCGAGCTCGGGGTGCAGAACATTTTCGAGTATCGCAACCGGCCGGGACAGGAAGGCGTGGTGCCGGTGCGCCCGCGCGCGTTCGAGGCGTCCATCAGCGTGCTGGACGAGCCCACCGCCGTTTGGGACCCCGAGGGGGCGATGCGTGCGGAGACCCTCGCCCTCTTCGATCTGCAGCACGGCCTCGTCGCGGGCCGTCGCGTGCGGGTGCAACTGCCCAACGGGCAGATCACCGCGGTGAGCGAAACCGACGTCGACGGCGAGGCGGGGCGCGACGTCACGGTGCTGGCGACCTCGCCCTTGGGCGCGAACGCCGACGTCGCGATCGTGCTGAGCTGAACGCTTTCGTGCCGCGCAACTTCGCCGCGCGCGGCGAAACGCGCTTGCTTGTTTCCACGCGCTTGGAGGGGTCGCCCGATGAAACTGAAATGGATGCGGGACGACGAGCCGCTGCGGGTCGACTGGCCGGTCACGATCGAGGCGCCGGCCGACGGCGGCGGGCTCGACAGCGAGACGGTCACGCTGCGCTTTGAAATCGTGCCGGCGGCCGAGGCCGAAGCGCTGCTCGCGCCCGAGGCGGGCGACCTTGCGCGCTCGGTCATGGCCGGGGTCGATCCCGACACGACGGTCCGGTTCCTGACGCGCGTCATCGTCGGCTGGTCGGAGGTCGAGGTCGGGGCGAGCTTCTCCCCCGAGGCTCTCGGCCGCCTGCTGCGCTTCCCCTTCGCGCGCAACGCGATCTTCCGCGCCTATGGCCAAGCGGCGCAGGGGCGGCGCGCAAAAAACTGATCGCGCTCGCCGCCGCGCTCGCGGGCGAGGCGGCGGGCGAGGCGGCGAGCGGGCCGAGCGAGGCGGAAACGCGGGCGCGGATCGAGGCCGAGGCCGCCGATCTGGCGGTGACGTGGGGCTCTTCGCGCCAAGCGCGCGCCTGGGCGGACGCGCGGCTGGCCCGGATGGGCGTCGCGCGGGAGGCGGATGCGGCCGGGGACGGCGGGATCGCCGTGGCGCCCGACAATCGCGCCGCCGTCGAGACGTTCTTGGGTCTGTCGACCCAGTGGAGGGTGAGCGTGGCGAGCGGACTGGGCGGATCGATGCGGTGGCGGGAGGGGCTCGATTACGCGGCCCTGCCCGCGACGTGCGCCGCGCTGGGTCACGTCCTCGACGCCGATCTGTTCGCCGCCGTGCGGGTGATGGAAGCCGAGACGCTGCGGCTCGACCGGGCGCGGCTGGCCCGGGACGCCGCACGGCGCAGGTCCCGCGCGGGCGCCCCAAGGGGTCGGCGATGAACGCCGGGCTGGTCGCCAAGCTGCTGGTCAAGGCCGACGCCTCGGAAGTGACCCAGGCGGCCGCCCAGGCGCGCGCGGCGCTCGCGGGGCTTGAAACCGCAACCGACAAGGTCGCGGCGGCCAATGACGATGCGGCGGGCGCCGGCCGACGCGCGGCCGATGCGGCGCAGGCGCACGCCGCCGCCGCCCGCCAGGCGGCCGACGCGGTCGACGACCACGCGAACAAGGCCGCGAGCGCCACCAAGGCCCATGCCGGTTTGGGCGGCGTGCTGGGCGTGGTGGGCGGAACGGTCGGCATGCTGGCCGCCGGCGCCGCGGTCGGCGCGGCGGGGTTGCTGAGCTTGGCGCTGGCGGCGGTGCAGACCGGCGTGGATCTCGACAAGGCCGCGACCACGATCGGCGTGGGCGTGGAGGCGCTGCAAGAGCTGCGGTTCGCCGCCGTCGAGGCCGGCGTCGGCGTCGAGACGATGGACGGCATGCTGACGCGATTGGGCGAGAGCTCGCGCGCGGCGGACGACGACGCCTCCTTGGCCGCCATCGCGTTCGAGCGGGTCGGGACGAGCGCGCGCGACGCGAGCGGCAAGACGCGTCCGCTCGACGACGTGCTGGGCGACGTGCTGACCGGCCTCGCCGCCATCCCCGACGACGCCGAGCGCGCGGTCGCGGCCCAGGAGCTTTTGGGCGTCACGGGGGCCGATTTGGCCGACGTGTTGGCGATGACCTCGGACGGCATGGATGCGGCCCGCCAGAAGGCGCGCGAGCTGGGCGTCGTGATGAGCGAGGAAGCGGTCGCCGCCGCGATGCAGGCCCGGGAGAATTTCGAACGCCTCGGCCATGTGGTGGGCCAACAGATGACGGCGGCGGCCAGCGCCGCCCTGCCGCTCATCGTCGATCTCACGGGGGCGATCGCCGAGCAGGCCCCGCGCATCATCGGCCTTGCCCAGTCGGTGCTGGAATGGCTGGGCGTGCTCGACCAGACGCCCATCCGGATGGCGCGCGCGCACACCCAAGGCGTCGAGCGCATGATCCGGAACGCCGAGCGCGCGCGCTCGCAATGGCGCGATCTGCCCTTGATCGGCGGCATGGCCGACAAGGGTCTCATCCCGGGCATCCCGAGCAAGGACGAGTTCGAAACCGAGCTCAACCGGCTCAAGCTGCAGGCGGGGCGCGGCTATGCGGAGATCTCGCGGCTGGAAACCCAAGCGCGCGACCGGGCCGACCGGGCGGAGCGCGAAGCGGCGGCCGCCGAAGAGGCCCGGAGGAAGGCCGCCGCCGCCGACGCCGAAGAGGCGCGACGGCGCGCGCTGGCGGGAAGCGGTCGCGGCGCTTCGAGCCCCCCGCCTTCGCGCGCGCCGGCCCAGACGCGCGCCGCCGATCTGGCCGCCGCCCGCGAGGCGCTGCGGCTGGAGGAACGCCGGGCGGCGGCCGTGGCGGAGACCGAGGACCGGATCGCGCAGTCGGTCGAGGCGACGCGCGCGCGCGCCGACGCGACCGGCGTGATCGCGCGGCATGCCGAGCGCGAGCGCGAGATCCAGGCCCTGCTGGCGCCGATGCTGAAGGACGGCTTGGCGTTCAGCCAAGCCCAGCTCGCCGCCAAGCGCGCGGAAGCGGAAGCCGCGGTCGATCTGGCGGCGGCCGAGACGGCGGCGGGGGAAGAGCGGGCGGCCCGCGACGCCGCCGCCCGGGACGCGGCCGCGGCCCGACAACGCGCGATCGAAGCCGAAGTCGACGCGACGATGGACGCGGCGCTGGCGCGGACCGAAAGCGCCCGCACGCTTCTGGACCTCGCCGCCGAGGAGGCGCGTTTCGCGGGCCTCACGCGCGAGGAACGCGAGGCGCTCACGCTGGTCGAGAGCGAGATCAATCGGCTCAGAAGCGCCGGCGTGCAGCTGAGCGCGGCGGACCTCGAGGCCCATCGCGCGCAGCTGGCGCTCTTGGCCAAGGGCGTGGTCGAGGCGCGCAAGGCCAACCGGGTCGCGGAGATGATGACGCGGCGGATGGAAGAGGCCGCGCGCGACGTCGAGGACGCCTGGGTCGACGCCTGGGACCGGATGCTGGACGGCAGCCTCGACGGGTTCGCGGACTTCGGCCAGGCGCTCGTCAAGCAGTGGAAGACCCAAGTCCTCACCGCGCTGATGAAGCGGATCGTGGTGCAGGTCGACCTTGCGACGTCGGGCGGGCAAGGCGGTTTCGGCTTGAGCGGCGAAGGCGGGCTCAAGGGGCTGTTGAACACGCTCTCAGGCGGGCTTGACGGCGTGCTTTCGGCCTTCGAGGCGGAGGCCGGCAAAGTCGGCGAGAGCTTCCAGTCGGTCGCCCGGTCGTTCGGCGCGAAGGCCGGCGGCACGCTCGACAAACTGGCCGGGTCGGCGGGACAGGCCTTCGCGGGGGGCACGGCGGGGGTCGAGGTCGCCAAGGCGCTCGGCCTCAAGGGCTCGGAGAAGGCGACGTGGCAGGCGGTCGGCGACGTCTCGGCCGCTGTCATCGGCTATTCCATGGGCGGCCCGATCGGCGCGGCGATCGCGACGATCATCAGCCGGGGCATCGGGACGCTGACGCGCGACAAGGACTATCCCTACGCGCGCGCCGACATCGTGGTGGCGAACGGCGCCTTCTCGGTGAAGGGGACCGAGGGTCTCGACGGCGGCCCCGCCGACGACGTGGCGGCGGGCGCGGCGGAACTCGCCAAGGCGCTGAACGAAGCGGCCAAGCTGTTCAAGATCGATCTGAGCCAAGAGAGCGGCGCCTATGCCTCTTGGGGCTGGACCAGCGGCCGGTTCGCGCTGGACAAAGGCTTCTTCGGCGGCGCGGTCAACACGGCGGCGGGCGAGTATGACCAGACGAGCGACGCGCTCGGGACCGGCCGGAAGGGCGCGGCCAATCTGGAGGCGGTGTCGACCGCCTACGGCACGGCGGTCGAAGGCATGGAAGACGCCGGCAAGGCGGCGCTCGAAGTCATCAAGGACACGATGATCCGGCTGGCCGAGCGGGCGGGCGAGGCGTTCACCGACGCCGAGATCGCCGTCATCCGGTCGGCCGAAAGCATCGAAGAGGCGGCCGCGCGCATCAGCCGGGGCCGCGACTTCGCCCGGTCGATCGAGGACATGATCCTCGAGATCGTCGATCCCGCGCTCGCCGCGCGCAACGCCGCGATCCGCGACGTCGAAGAAAAGATGGACGCGCTCAAGGCCGAGGCGCGCGGCCTGATCGAGGCGGGCCTCGTGTCGAGCGACACGCTGGCGCGCATCGACCGGCTGCGGGAGCTGCAGCTCGACAAGACGCTGGCGGATCTGGGCTCGGCCGCCGCCGGGGCGATGGGCGCCATCCAGGCGGCCGCGCCGCGCCTGCGCGAATGGCTCGACCGGGCCGCGATGTCCGAGGACGCGCTGATCGCCCCGGCCGAGGCGCGCGCGCTCGCCTACGCCCAGTACGAACGCTTGCTCGAAAAGGCCAAGGCGGGCGATTCCGAGGCGCTGGGCCGCCTGACCGGCGCGGCCGACGCTTTGCTGGACGCCGATCGCGCGGCGACCGAGGACGCCCAGGCCCGTCGCGCCCTCTTCGAGAGCGTGACCGGCGCGATCGCGGCGCTGGCCGCGACCGACGTCGAAGCCTCGACGCCGGCTCTGCTGCAGGAACTCACGCGGGTCACCGACGACGGACTGTCCGCGGTCGTCGCCGCGATCGCCAAGGCGACGCCGCCGGTCCCGACCGGCCAAGCCCCGGCGCCCGGACCCGGCGCCCGGACCCGCGCGATCGTCGAGGGCGACGGCGGCGGCGCGCAGGCGCTCACGCGCGCGGTCGCGGCCGCCGCCGATCACCAGGTGTCGAGCCTCGCGCCTTTGCTCGCGGCCATGGCCGACCGGCTGGCCTCGGTCGAAGGGGCGATCGCCGAACAGGCGCGCGAACAGCGCGTCGCGAACGCCTGGGCGCGACAGGCGAGGGCGGCGCGATGAAGCGGGTGCTGGCACGCACGCGGCGGACGGCGGGCGCGGGCGCGGGCGCGCCCACGATCACGCAATGGTTCGCCGACGCCCCCACGCGCCCGCCGCCGCCCGGGGCGACCCTCGGCGGGGAGGCGGTCGGCGGCGTCGTGATCGAGGACCGCATCCTTGCGACCCCCGCCCTCAGCCGCGAACTCGCCGCCGATCCCGCCACGCTGACGGCCGGCTGGGGCGCGGGCGCGCTCGAACTCGCCAATGGCGACGGCCAGCTCGACGCCGCGCTGGGTCACGTGTGGCGCGACGTGGCCGTCTGGCTTTGGGACGACGCCGTCGGCGGGATCGAGACCGCGATCGCGCTCTATTCGGCCGATTGCGGGCGGGCCGAGCATCTGAGCTCGACGGCGCGGCCCAAGCGGGTCGTCATCCCGCTCTCCGACGCGATGGCGCGGCTCGATCGCGATCTGATCGCCAATCGCCACACCGGGGCGAACAACGGCACGAGCGTGCTCTACGAAGGCGAAGCCGGCACGATCGCGGGGCTGCCCAAGCCCTGGCTCGTCGGGGACATGGACACGGCCGCCGGCGGTCCTGGATGCCCGGCCGCGCACCTGCCCGGGCGGCGCGTCAACGGTCCCGCCCGCGTGTGGCAGCTGCACGACGGGGCGGTCGAGGCCGGCGTCGAGGTGATGGATCGGGGCGCCCCGAGCGGCCTGGCGTTCGACGGCGATTTCGCCGGGGCCGCGTTCGACGCGCGCACGCCGCCGCCGGCGAGCTTCGCGACCGACCGCGCGCGCGGCCTCGTGAAGCTCGTCGACGGTCTGATCGGGCCGGTCACGTTCGGCGCGGTCCGGCGCGCGGCGCTGCCCGCCTCGCCCGGGGCCGCCGCGAGCGCCGCCCCCGGTCGCTGTCTGGCCGACGTGCTCGCCGTGGCGAGCCCGTCGGGGGGCGCGAAATCGGCGCTGACATTCGATGCGACGCAGCTGCGCGACGCCTTGGGCGCCGGGCCGTCGGGCTGGTGGTTCGACGAGCCGACGAGCGTGCGCGAAGCGGCCGGCGTGTTCGCCCGGTCGGGCGGCGGGGTCCTGGCGGCCACGCGCGACGGCTCCTTGTTCGCGGCGCTTCTGGCCGCGCCGGCGGCGGTTCCCGCCCACACGATCGAGGCGATCGACATCGTCTCGATCGCGCCGGCCGAAGCCGCGCCCGCGCCCGTGGGCGAAGTGCGGGTGGGCTGGGGGCGCCTTTGGACGACGATCGCCGACGCGGATCTGGCGCCCTCGCTGCGCGCCACCGCCGACGCCGCCCGCTTGTCGGAGACCTGGCGCTGGGCGCGCGCGACGGACGCCGCCACCCAAGCCCGCGCGCCCGACTGGCGCACCATCAGCGTGGAGACGGGCCTGCGATCGCAGGCGCGCGCCGAGGCGGTCGCCGCCCAATTGCTGGGCGCGCTGGCGCTCAAGGCGAGCGGGGAAGCCCGGCGGGCCTGGACCGTCACGCTCGAAATCGACGAGGCGCGCCTGGCGGTCGAGCTGGGGGCCAGCGTGCGCCTGATCTGGCCCGACGGCGGGATCGACGCGCCCATGCTGCTCATCGGGGAGCATCTGTGCGCCCCGCGTCGCGACCTCTTGCAATGGAGCCTGTGGGGATGATCGCGACGGGCGCGCTCGGTCGCCTGAGCGACCGCAATCTGATGGAGACCGCGACGATCACCGCCCCGGGCGGAGGCTGGGACGCGGGCCTGCCCGTCGCCAATCTGGCCGATCGGGCGTGGATCGCGCGGCCCGCCCGCTGCGTGGCGCCGGGCAATCCGGCGTTGGCGCGCTTCGACGCGACGCTCGATCGCCAGCGCGCCGTGAGCGTGGTCGCCCTCCTCTTCCACACGCTGTCGAGCGTGGCCCAATGGCGGGTGAGCGGCGCGCCGGCCGCCGGCGATCTGAACGCCCCGACCTGGACGAGCGGCTGGCGGCCGGCGCATCCGCGCTGGTCGGCGTCGGCGTCCTTGCCTTGGGAGGACCCGAATTGGTGGACGGGATCGCCCGCCGGCGCGGATCTCGATCTTTTCCCCCGCCACGCGATCTGGACCGCGCCGGCCGGCGCCGCCCCGCCGCTCGCCGCCAAGGTGCGCGTGGAAATCTCCGACGGCGCCGCGGCCTTCGTCGACATGGGCGGGGCGTGGATCGGATCGGGATGGCAGGCGCTGGCCAATCACGAGCGCGGCCGGCAATTGGGCTTGCTCGCGCGCGACGTGGTCGAAGAGGCGCCGTCGGGGCGGTTCTTCGCCGACGAGCGCGCGCCGCGACGGACGCTCGCGCTGCGCTGGGACGGCCTGAGCGACGCCGATGCGCGCCGCCTGTTCGACGCGGGCGCGCGCGTGCGGGGATCGGGCGCCCTGCTCTTCGTGCCCGACGCCGGCGACGCCGCGGCGCTCGCGCGCGAGGCCTTCCCCGCGACCTGGGCCGAGCGCCCGGCCCCCGTGTTCAATTTCGACGGCGCCAATGCCGCCCGCGCCGTCATTCAGGAGATCGTTTCATGAGCTTGGACGCCGTCGCCGTGCAGCTGGCTCGCCTTGGCCTCTACAATTCCGGCCCCGTCGGACCGACCAACCCCTACGGGCTGGCCGCCGACGGACATCAGAGCAACTTCCCGCAGGCATGCTCGGACCTCGCGGCCGTCGCGAGCGCGATCGCGCCCTGGATGGCCGCCGTCGACGCGAACGGCCAGCTTCTGCCGCCGGGCGGCGCCTTCCGGAACGTGATCCTGAACGGCTGCGCCGACGTCGCCCAGCGCGGCAACGGGCCGTTCGCGACCGCGGTCGCGAAGACGTTCGACGGCGAGACGACCGCGCTCGGGACGACGACGAGCCGCGTGCAGTTCGGCGGCGACGTCACCGACTGCCCCTGGGCGGTCACCGGCACATGGCCGCTGCTCGCCGCGCCCCAATGGATCCGGATCCATGAGATCGAACACGCCTTCACGCTCGACGCCGGTCCCGTGGTCTATTCGACCTGGGTGCGTTCGGCCGCCGCCGCGACGCTGTGGGTGATCGTGGAACAGAATTTCGGGGCCGGCGGGTCGACCGCCGTGCAGGCCTACGCCCGCGCCGGCGCGGCCATTCCGACCGGCCCGACCTGGCAGCGCGTTTCGTTCACGTTCGACCTGCCCTCGACCCTCGGCAAGACGTTCGGGGCCGGCCACCGGCTGCGGGTCTACGTGGGTCCGGGCGCGAGCGCGCCGGCCGGGCAGATGTGGCTGGCGGGCGCCCAGCTCGAGCGCGGGGAGACCGCGAGTCCGCTCGAGCGACGACCGCCGTGGCTCGAAACGCTGTTCGCGCGCCGCTATCTGCAGTCGACCTATCCCGACGGCGTGGCGCCGGGCACGCTCAACGCGGGCGGCGCCTTGGGGGCGCTCTCGAACGCGTCGGGCGCTTTCTTCGAGTGGCGCTTCCCGACGCCGATGCGGGTCGCCCCGACCGTTCAGACGTTCCGGCCGGACGGCGCGGGCTCTGGCACGACGGCGTCGCCCGGCTCGGCCGCGGTCTCCCTCGTTCGCTCGACGCCCGACGTCGTCTCGCTGCTGGCGACGACGGGCACGACGGCGGGCAACGTGTGCAGCGTGCACGTGCTCGCCGACGCGAGCCTTTGAGGAGGCCCGGCATGGAACCGACTTCGTTCATTCTCGATCCCGACGCCGTGGTGCGCGAGCGCCTCGCCCAAGCGACGATCCTGACGTGGCCGACGGCCGCGCGCCCCACTTTGGAGCTGCGCTTCGGCGACGGGCAGACCGTCTGGGCGCCCGTCGACGCCGGCAATCCCATCGCGGCGGCGCTCGCCGCCGCCGCGCTCGACGCCATCGCGCGGCTGGGCGCCCCGGCCGAGGACGGCGGGCCATGACCGCCCCGCTCGCGACCATCCGGCGGGGCGAGGACGTGCGTCTGGCGATCCTGGTGATCGCGGGCGATCCCTCGGGCGTGTCGGTGCGCGCGGCGGTGCAGCCGGGCACGCCGGGCATTCCGGGCGGGCCTGCCCGCGCCTTCGTGGTCGAGGGACGAGCCGACATCGGCGACGGCCGCCCGGCGTGGATTCTGGGCCTGCCCGCCGGCGCCCTTCTGGACGAGGGCGAACACACGCTCGACGCCGAGATCGTTTGGCCCGACGGCGCGACCCGCTTCATGCCGCGGCGCACGGTGCTGATCTCTCCCACCACGACCGTTCGCGGCGCGCAGGCGGGGCCGCCGCCCGCCGACGCCCCCGCCATGCCGAACGTGACGCCCACGCCCGCGGGCGCGCTCGCCTTCGCCTGGGCCGGCCCCGGCACGGATCCGGGTCTCTTGTGGGCGCAGGTGGAGAGCGGGGACGTGGCGATGGTGTCGGGGCCGGGCGGCGGCGCCGGCGGCGTCATCCCCGGCAGCGGGCTCTCTCTGACGGGCGCCCGCATGGACTTGAACATCGGCGAGCTGCCGCTCGCGCCGGCCAATTAGGAGGATTGCCCATGGCCTTGCTGAGTTCCGATCTGCTGCCCATCCAGCGCGGCGGCGCGCTCTACAAAATCCTCGGCAGCGACATCCTGAGCTATGTCCAAAGCAACATCGGCACGAGCGAATACGTCGCCGCCGACATCGCGGCCCGCAACGCGTTGGCGTCGGCGATGAGCGTCGGCGACCGCGTGATCGTGAACGACGCCACCGGGGACGCCACCGTCAACGCGGGGTGGGCCATCTATCAATGGATGGGGTCGGGGCTCTGGCGGAAGATCGCCGAGCAGGAAGGCCTGGACCTGACCGTGGGCGGGGCCGCGGCCACCAATCTGGGCTACACGCCCGGCCCGTCCGGCGGGACCGTCACCAGCGACACCGGCGTCGACGCCCTCCTGCCCCTCGCGGATGGGACCAATGCGGGCCTGATGGCGCCGGCGAACGTCGTCAAGCTCTCGCACGTCACGGTGACCGCCGCGACCAATCTGGACACGATCCGGGGCGCATCCCACGCGGCGGTCACCGCCAGCGGGTCGGCCACGACCAATCCCATCGTCGTGGACACGGGGCAGGTCCTGTCCTTCTCCATCGCCGCCCTTGCGACGGCGCCCTGACCATGGCGGCGCAGAACAACGACCTTCTGATGGTCGAGCGCGGCGGCGTGCTCTACAAGGCGACGATCGGCGACGTGACGGCTCTCGTGCCCGCCGGTCCGCAAGGTCCCGCCGGCCCGCAGGGTCCGCAAGGGCCGGCCGGCGCGACGGGCGCGGCCGGCGCTACGGGCGCCACCGGCCCCGCCGGTCCCCCGCCGCCGGTGGAAGTGCTGACTGCGCCGCCCGCCAGCCCCGTCGCCGGCGTCTTCTACGTGGTGACGTCGTGACGACGACGCTCGATCTGCGCGGCGCCCAGCGCCTGTTCTGGGGCGCGACCGAGGCCCAGCGGCTTTATCGCGGCTCGACGCTTCTGTGGACCAAGCCCGGAAGCCCGCCTCCGCCGCCGCCCTGGACGCCCGCGAGCGCCGGCGCCTGGGTGTGGATCGATCCGTCGGATCTCTCGACCATGCGCCAGGATCGCACGGGCGCGGCCGCGACCATCCCCGTCGCCGTGGGCGACCCGGTCGGCTCGCTGCTCGACAAGGGCCAGTTCGGGGGCTGGTGGACGGCCCTGACGGACGCCGCGCGGCCAACGCTGCAGAGTTCGGGCGGCGTCTTCTGGCTCGCGTTCGCCAATGCCCAGCGCCTGACCGCGACCGCGACCGCCGGCTTCATGGCCGCGATGGGCGGCAACATGAGCAAGACCGGGGTTCTGGCCGCCGCCGCCGCCCCGTCCTCCTCCAACCGGTTCGCCTTCCAGATCGGCAACGTGGCGCCGCTCTACGCGCTCATCCAATGGCCGACGACGAACCTGCCCACGCTGCACCAGAACGGCCAGAATCTGATCGAGACCGACGGGCCGACCATGGCCGCGCTGCAGGTCCACGCGTTCATCAAAAACGTGAACGCGCTGTCGATCCGCACCAATGGCGCCGAGCGCGCGGCGGCCAATGTCTCGGGCGTCAACATCCCGCCGACCGACACCGCGCTCAACTTCGGCGGGCGGTCGAACAACACGAACTTCTGGAGCGGCCCCATCGTGTCGTTCGCCTTGTACCCCGGCGCCTTGTCGGGGGCGGACCTGACCGCGGCCGAGGCCTTCGCCGCCGCCCGCGCGGGGTTGAGCCTGTGAGCGCGCGCGCGCTCGTCTGGCTGTTCATCCTGGCATGGTGCGTCGGCGCCTTGGCGACGTGCGGCTGGATGATCGCCAAGGCGATCTTCGGGGCCATGCTGTTCGTGGCAGCAGGCGCCGATCATTGAGCGCGAAGGCCGGTCTCAGGGCGGCCTCATGCCGGCCGCAACGCCGGTTCAGTCGACAGGCCGAAGGCGACCGGAGACGCTCCGGCGTGCTCCGATCTCATCTGTCCCGCCCTCCGATTTCATTTGTCCCGCCACATCCTGCGCCCCGCCCCCCATCCCCCGGCCCCTTCCCCACGGAGGGGGAAGGGGAGTGCGCGTCACCCGGAGCGCGCGTCTTCAGACGCGCTCTTCAGACGAAACGGTCCCCAGGCTACGAACGCGTTTGGTGACGGCTGCGCCTTCCCAAACGCCGTCTTTCAAGGGTTTTGCGGGCGATGCGCCGCGTCAAGGACGCGCCGGAGGCGCGCCGCGTGGCGGCTGATTTTCCAGAGGAAAATCAGTCCTTGACGCGGCGGATCGCCCGGAGACGATTTCACCGAGGCTTTGCAAGCGCAAGGCGCGGCAAAGCCTGTCCCAGCCGATTTCCGATTCAGTCGACGCCCGCGACTTCGGGCCCTCACCGCCCCGCCGCCTTCAATGCGTGCGTTCGCCCGTCGTCCCGTGCAGCGCGTAGGCGGTGACGCTGGCGACCAGATCGCGCGTCTCGGCGATCTCGATGCGCGAGAAGAGGTCGCAGATCAGCGCGAGCTGTTCCAGATGCGAGTCGTCATGGACCACGCGCCTCTGCGCCGCCTTGATGATCTCGTCCGAGGTGGTGCGACTCCAAGGCAT